GTCTTATTCCTGAGTTAGCTACGCCACAGGGTGATGCGGTTCGGAAACAAATCCGTGACTATGCGAAGTCTGTAGGGTGGTCTGACCAAGAACTCAGTTCCGTATATGACAGTCGTGCTGTGCATACATTGTATAAAGCAATGAAGTATGAGCAACTTCAAAAGAGCAAACCAGAGTTGAATAAAAAACTCCAGTCTGCTCCTAAGATGATGCGCTCTGGTTCTTCTGCGCCAGTTACAAGGAATTCACAGGATAAACAGGTTATGCAAAGGTTGCGTGAGACAGGAAAAGTCGCAGACGCAGCTAAAGCATTTGAACGATTTTTTTAAATTTTGGAGTATTAAATTATGGCTACCTATCAAACATATACCGCAATCGGTATGCGTGAAGACCTCTCTGACGTTATCTATAACATCAGCCCCACAGACACACCTTTTATGTCTTCCATTGGCAAGACAAAGGCTACTGCTGTTTTGCACGAGTGGCAGACTGATTCTTTGGCAGCAGCAACTCTGTCAAACTTTGCAGTCGAGGGTGCAACAGCATCTGACGCTACTATGTCTCCAACAACTCGTGTTGGCAACCGCACTCAGATTGCACAGAAGACTATCAAGATTTCTGGCACTTTGCAGAGCGTGGACAAAGCTGGCCGCAAATCAGAAAAAGCCTATCAACTGGCTAAAGCATCCAGCGAAATTAAGCGGGACATGGAAACTTCCCTGTTGAGCAACCAGATTGCTGCCAATGGTGATTCTTCTACTGCTCGTAAATTGGGTGGTCTGCAAGCATGGTTGAACACAAACTACTCTGGCGGTACTGATGGTGTTGCTGGTTCTTTGGGAACAACTGCTCGTGTTAACGGCACAAACCGCACTTTCACAGAAGCCTTGTTGCAATCTGTTGTTCGTCAAGTTTACGCCTCTGGTGGCAATCCTAAAGTGTTGATGGTCAACCCTGCACACAAGCAAGTAGTTTCTGCTTTTGCTGGTATTGCTGCTCAGCGTTTCATGGCCCCATCTAACAGCCCTACCACAATCGTGGCGGCTGCCGATGTTTACATGAGCGATTTCGGTACAATTTCCGTTGTTCCTAACCGCTTTATGACATCTACCAACTCATGTGACGAGACAGCATTTGTGCTTGACCCTGACATGGCTGCTATCGCTTATCTGCGTCCTTTCCAGACCAACGAGTTGGCTGTAACTGGCGACAATGAGTCTACACAGTTGTTGGCTGAGTACACCTTGGAAGTTAAAAACCAAGCTGCTCATGGCATTATCGCGGATTTAACGCCATAATACTCACATTGATGTGATACAATGCCCTCATGTTAATTCATGGGGGCATTTTTATGTGTAGCGTTGAAAATTGTGATAAAGAAGCAACAAAATCTGGAATGTGCAATAAGCACTATTTGAGATTAAGACGATATGGAACTCCATTTGGAGGAACAAAAAACCAAGCACCAATTGAAGAAAGATTCTGGAAGTTTGTAGTGAAGAATGAATCTTGCTGGAGTTGGATTGGCAACAAGGCTTTGGGTTATGGGCGTATATCAACTGGTAAAAAAACGGATGGATATACGTTAGCCCATAGGCTTTCTTGGGAAATTCATAACAAGCAAAAGATTCCAGAAGGTATGTTTGTTATGCACAAGTGTGACAATCCTGAGTGCTGTAATCCAGAGCATTTAATAATTGGAACACCTAAAGAAAATACGCAAGATATGATTGCAAAAGGAAGAAAGCGTGTTGTTACTTCCTCTGGTGATAAAAATGGCAAATCAGTCCTTAATGAAGAAAAAGTAAGATTTATAAGAGCAAGTGATTTGCCTCACGCACAATTAGCAAAACTGCTAGAAGTTTCGCCTAGTTGCGTAAGAGGTGTAAGGATTGGAAGAACTTGGTTGCACATTAAATAATGTGTGTTTTTTAACCAAAACTGATAGAATTGCATTATGGAAAACATTAGACAAACTGCTGTTCATGCCGATGGCGAAGGTGGCATCGTTATTCAGACTCGTCAGGATGTGTCTGACATTGTTGAGCAGAATAAAAAAGAATATAACTCGTATGACGAGAGAGCAAGATGGTCTGACCAATTGTTTGGCAACAAGGTTGCATCTATTCCTTTGACAGTTATTGATGACCTAAACAAAGAGGGCATCATGCGTGGTTATGCTGTGGTAGATGAGAAGCGTTTTGCTGTTTGGTTAAATGACCCAATGAATCGTGCTTGGCGCACTAGAACAGGAGTTGTATGAGTTTTACTACCTATGCTGAACTACAGACAACTATTGCAGAATACTTGGCTCGTTCAGACCTAACGACTCAGATTCCAGACTTTATCCGTTTGGCAGAAGTACGCTTACGCAGAGACTTGCGTATTCGTCAGATGTTGACTTCTACATCTTTGACCTGCACATCTGGAACAGCTACAGTTAATATCCCATCTGACTTCTTGGAAGTAAAAGATTTTGTGGTTGCAGGTAATCCTGTATTTCCATTGAACTACGAATCCCCATCTTTGTTCTCTCGTAACTCACGAAGCATGGACGCAGGTAAGCCATTGGATTACACAGTTTTGGCAAGCACATTTAAGTTAGCACCTATTCCTGATTTTGCTTACACATTGAGTTTGGTTTATTCTGCTGCGCCTCCTTTCTTGAGTACATCGAATACAAGTAATACATTCTTGACTGTTTGTCCTGACTTGCTCTTGTATGGTGCTTTGATTGAAGCCGAGCCTTACTTGATGAACGATGCTCGAATCAATACATGGGGAACTATGTTTGACAGAGCTATGGGTTCATTGACTCGCTCTGACGAGAAGGGTCAATTCTCTGGCGTTCCTTTGGCAATGCAAACTACATACATCTGATATGGCTACACAAAGAATCCAATTAGGTGAGTGGATGCCTGACCAGTCAGGTATTACTGGCGCATTGACTGACGCTAAGAACGTGGTTTCTCAGGCTGTGGGATATGGGCCTTTCCCTAGTGCTGTAGCGTTTTCTGGTACTGCTGCCGAAGACCTAGTGTCTCTGTACGCTGCCAAGAATCCAGACTCTACGACTCAGTTGTTTACTTCTGGTGCATCTAAGATTTACACAGTAGACGGCGTAGGCGCATTGACTCAAGTTAAGACAGGGATGACTACTGGTATTAACGACAAGGTTCGTTTTACTCAGTTTGGTAAGACTGTTATCACAACTAACAATGCTGATGTATTGCAAGCATGGACTCTAGGAACTTCTACAGCATTTGCTAATTTAAGTGCTTCTGCACCGATAGCTAAGTTCATTACTGTCGTGCGTGACTTTGTGGTTTGCGCTAATACTTATGAATCTGCTGCACAGCAACAATATCGTGTTCGTTGGTCTGCAATTAACGATGAAACAGATTGGGTAGAGAATGTAAACACTCAGTCTGACTATCAAGATATTCCTGATGGTGGACAGATTGTAGGAATCCGAGGTGGTGAGTTTGGCTTGGTGTTCTTAGAAAGAGCCATTAGCCGAATGACCTATGTAGGTACTCCGTTCATATTCCAGTTTGACAATATCTCTCGTAACAAGGGATGTATGGTTGCTGGCTCTATTGCTCAGTACCAAGGGATTACATTCTTCCTATCGGATGATGGTTTTTATCTGTGTGATGGTCAGACTGTTCAGCCAATTGGTAGTGAAAAGGTTGACCGATTCTTTATTGATGACGCATCAGAATCTGACTATGGTTCTATGTCTGCTGCTGTTGACCCTATTCGCAAACTGGTTATTTGGAACTATGTAGCTACAGACGGAAATCGTAAACTAATCATTTACAACTTTGCTACAAAGAGATGGACTTATGCAGATGCAGGTACTGATTACTTGTCTGAGGCATCTACGACTGCTGTAACTTTAGAGCAGTTAGATAGCATTAACGCATCTATTGACGCATTGACGACAAGTTTAGACTCACGTTTGTATGTTGGTGGTAAGTATTTCCTTGGTGGTACGCTAGGTGCGAAGGTTTATACATACACAGGTGCAAGTCTTACAGGGCAGATTGCTACTGGCGACATTGACCTTGGTGGACAGTCTGTAGTGACTTTGGCTAGACCACAGGTAGATAATGGCTCTGCAACCATAGCTGTAGCTTCTCGCACATTGTTAAGCCAAGACGTTACTTTTGGGACTCCAGTAGCTGCTGACTCAGAGAACAGGGTTTCTTTGCGTAGCGCAGGGCGTTACCATCGTATCCAAGTTAACCCTACTGGCGCAGATTGGAAAAACGCTGTTGCTGTTGATGTTGATGTAGCTGGTCAGGGTGTTCGATGACAAGTCAGTTTAGGACACTTCCTGTATTTGGCTCTGACCAAAGGTCGGTTGCTGAAATTGTCAATGGCATTATGAATGGCAAGACCAATAACACAGGAACGATTACTCTGGCTACAGGAAATGCAACATCTACGACTATTTACGATAGGCGTATTAGTGTCGATTCAAAGATTATTTTAGTTCCATTTTCTAATGCAGCAGAGGCTGATGCTGCGCCTTATGGGTGTTTTAGCAACAATACAGACCAAACAGCACCTAGTGCTGGTACTACTGCTGTTGTTGTTTTTGACACAACTGAGGAAAGCAATGGTGTTTACCTGTCAAACACTACAAGAATAAATGTAAGAAATGCAGGTGTTTATAACTTTCAGTTTTCCTTACAGTTGCAAAACAGCACAAATGATGGTCAATATGCCGATATTTGGTTTAGGGTAAATGGAACAGATGTAGTTAGGTCTGCTAGTCGATTTGGTATGCCAGCTAGAAAAAGCACAGGTGACCCTAGCCATTTGATTGGCTCAATGAATTTCTTTCTTGATTTAGCAGCAAATGATTATGTAGAGTTAGCAGGTGCTGTTTCTAATGTTGGTGTGACATTAGAGCATTTTGCTGCTGATACTGGCGTACCAAGACCATCTATTCCTGCTGCAATCATTACGGCTCAGTTTATCGCACCTTACGCATATTCAAATGTCTATGTTTCGTCCCAAACTAGCGGTGAGGCTGTGGTTTCACACTTTGCTAATAGTACGGCAAATAAGACATATGCCTATGTTGTAATTGGATAATTTATGTATAATGGATTCCGTGGATGACCCATCTTGGAATCCGAAACTCTAGGAGTAAAGATGGCTACTACTACCACATCGTCAATTGACCCAACAATTCAGCCCTACCTTTCGTATGGCTTACAGCAAGCACAGCAAGCCTATCAGGGCGGTGGGCCTCAATATTATGGTGGTCAGACTTATGTAAGCCCTAGCACTACCACTCAAACTGGTCTACAGGCTTTAGAGGCTCGTGCTTCTTTGGGTAATCCCTTACTTCAATCTGCACAGAATCAGCTACAGAACACAGTTTCTGGTGGTTTTCTAGGTGGAAACCCTTTCTTTCAAGGTGCGTTTCAACCTGCTGCACAAGCAGCGCAGACTCAGTTTCAACAAACACTAGGCGACATTGGCTCTAAAGCAAGCCTAGCAGGGCGTTATGGCTCTGGTGCTATGGGTTCATTGCAAGACAGGGCAGCAGGTGTATTTGGTCAACAATTAACTAATACTGCTGGACAGTTGGCTTATCAGAACTACGCTGATGAGAGAGCAAGACAGCAAGCTGCTACGATGGCTGCCCCTGCAATGGCTGGTGCTGACTATCAAGACATTCAGCAGATGTTGCAAGCAGGGCAATTGCGTGAAGGCTATCAAGGTCAGCAATTACAGTCTGACATGGCTCGATTTAACTTCTTGCAAAACCAACCACAACAAAACTTACAGAACTATCTATCACTTGTCTATGGTAATCCATTAGGACGAGTTGGGCAGTCTACTGCTAGTGGTACACAAGACACTTCTAATCTGCAAAACTTGTTAGGATTGGCTGCTGTTGGTGGTGGTTTGTATAAGAATCTAGGTGGCTCTGAAGGCATTGGAAACTTGTGGGACAGCGCATCTAACTGGCTAAGTGGTGGAGGTTAATCATGGCTGGACTATTAGACATTTTCGGTACAGGCGGTGCAGACACAATGGGTCTGCTTGGTATGTCACAAGCTGACATTGCTCGTAATCGTGACGATGCACAAGCACAAGCCCTCTACGCATTAGCTGGCAGACTATTTCAAGGTGGTAACACAGGACAGTCTATTGTTGAGGGATTGCAACAAGGGCAGAAAGCCTATCGTGGTGGTATGCAAGGTGCTTTGCAAGAGCAATTACAAAATGCTCAGTTGCAAGACATGATTCGTAAGCGTAAGTTAGAGCAACAACAATTAGCTGAACAACAACGAATTCAAGGTGTTCTCCAAGGTGCTGTAACCAAGCCTCAAGAAATTTATGGCGAAGACATAATGGGTCAGCGAGTAGGCGAAGGCATGACTGCTGGTGGCTTTGATTTGCAAAGAGTAGTTCCTCAATTGATGGGTTCTGCTGAAGGACGCAAGACTTTGGCTGAGTTGGTTGCTGCTCAAAAGGCAATGACAGGTGAAACTACAAAACTTGGAAAAAATGAGCAACTTATCAGGATAAACCCAATAACGCAAAAGCCCGAAGTTATTGCTGGTGGGCAAAAACCTGCACAAATTGCAGATAACCCATTTGATATTTTTGCTAATGACCAGAATGTTCCTGCTGCTTTAAGGGCAACTGCACAGAGGTATAGCAAAAGTTATGCAAGTGGTGCTATTGATGATGAAACTGCTGACAAGCGTTTTGCAGAATTGTCTAATAGGATTCAATCATCTGAACAATTTAAACTTGCACAAGCCCAAACTGCTGCATTGTCTCAAGGTTCTCAAGCGACAGCTAGAATGTTGGCTGAATTTAACATTGGTCAAAAAGAAGAAAAAGCGCAAGAAAAAGCTGATATTAAAAAGCAAGCCAAACAACAATTGTCAGATGTTGTTGGTCAACTAAAAACAAGTTATGACACGCTTCTTGAAGGTGGTGGTATTACTAGCACAACTTCTGGTGGTCGTGAAAACATTGGTGCAAAGATGGGAACATCGGCAGTTGGTCAATTTATGGGTAGTGCGCTTGGAACTAAAAACCAAGAACAACGTCAAGTAATTGAACAGACTCGTCCCTTGTTGTTGAACTTGATTAAAGAAGCAACAGGAATGTCTGCGTCACAAATGAACTCAAATGCTGAAATGCAGATGTATTTAAAGGCTGCCACAGACCCTAAACTTAGCTACGAGGCTAACATAACGGCTTTGCAAAACTTAGATAAAACATTCGGTCTTGGTCTTTTGAAGGAGACTACTCCTCCTAAAAAGAAACAACAAGCAACATCTAGTGGGTGGTAAACATGGCTGACATTACAGTAACCTTTGATGATGGCACTTCTCATGTTTATCGAAATGCACCAGAAAGTCTTACTAAAGACGATGTGATTGCTCGTGCTTCAAAAGACTTTTCTGGAAAACAAATTACTGGTCTTGATAGAGTTGCTGGTGGACAGAAGTTATCTACTGAGCAAGTTTTAACAGGTGCTGTAACAAACTTTCCTAGTTCTGTTGGCTCAATGCTTGGCGACATATATCAAGCCGTTACAAGCCCTATTCAAACAACCAAAGCAGTTTTAGACCTTGGTGCTGGCATATTGCAAAACGCATTACCAGAGAGACTTGTCCAAGCTGTAGGCGAAGACAAAGCAAGTCGTGACTTAGCGTCTAAAGTTGGTCAGCATTATGTAGAGCGTTATGGTAGCGTAGAAGGTGCTAAACGAGCATTGGCTACAGACCCTGCTGGAGTTATGGCAGACCTATCTACTGTGCTTACTGGTGGTGCTATGTTGCCTACAAGGGCAGCACCTGCGTTAGCTACTGCTGCTCGTGCTGTTGACCCATTGATGCTTTCTGCTCGTGCTGTTGGTAAAACTGCCGATGTTACTGGTAAGGCTTTAAAGCCTTTACTCGGTATGCAAACAGGCGCAGGTTCTGATGCTATTGGTCAAGCATATCAAGCAGGTCGTACTGGTGGTGAAACAGCAGATGTTTTTAAAGCTAATTTGCGTGGCGAAGTTCCACAAACTGAAGTTTTAGATGCTGCCAAACAAAACCTAGCTGAGATGGCTATTCAGCGTCAAAATGCTTATCGCACAGAGATGGCAAGCATAAGCAAAGACAAGACAGTTTTATCTTTTGATGGAATTGATAAAGCCATTGATAACGCTATGAACAAAACTACTTACAAAGGTAAGATAGTTAATGAAAAAGCGTTTGATAGGTTAGCTTCTGCAAGGGCTGAAATTGATGCTTGGAAGCAATTAGACCCTGCTGAGTTTCATACACCAGAAGGTCTTGATAAGCTAAAGCAAAAAGTTGGTGCAATTCTTGAGGACATTCCTTTTGAGCAAAAGACTGCTTTAACTGCTGTTAATGAAGTTTACAATGGAATCAAAAACGAAATTAAGAAACAAGCACCTACATACGCTAAGACAATGCAAGCGTATTCAGAAGCTACTGACCTTATTCGTGAGATTGAAAAAACTTTATCTCAAGGAAAAAATGCCTCTGTAGATACGCAAATGCGTAAATTGCAGTCAGTCATGCGAAATAATGTAAATACAAATTATGGTCAGCGCATGAGTTTGGTTAAGCAACTTGAAGAAGCTGGTGGTCGAGAGATGATGCCAGCATTAGCAGGTCAAGCATTAAGCAACTATGCGCCTCGTGGTTTGCAAGGTGCTTCATCTGTTCCTACAGCATTATTGGCTGGTAGTTTATTTGGAACTCCACTTGCTGCTGCATCATTAGCCACATCATCTCCTCGTTTGATGGGAGAAGCTGCTTATGGTGCAGGTCGTGTAGCTAAAGGTTTGCTTGACGTACAGAACAGGATGCCAGATATAGACTATCCAACAATGTTCAATTTGTTGTACCAAGCACAACAACCAAGAAAAATTGATTTAACTGGTATGGCTAACCCCGACTAAGGACTAACATGGCAAAGACCAAGATTTCAGAATACAGCAGTACCGCTAATAACAATACTGACATTAACAGTATTAACTTAGCGGAGGGTATGGCCCCATCTTTGGTCAACAATGCTATTCGTACATTGATGGCTCAGTTAAAGAACTTTCAAGATGGTTCTGCTGGTGACAATGTAACTGTAGGTGGTAACTTATCTGTTACTGGCACATCCACTCTGACAGGCACTTTAACAGCTACTGCTGGTCTGTCAGGCCCACTCACATCATCGTCTGCCACTATTACTGGTGGAACTATCAATGGTGCGGTGATTGGTGGCTCATCTGCCCAAGCTATCACAGGAACGACAGTAACAGCCTCAACAGGCTTTGTTGGTGGTTTGACAGGTAACGTAACTGGTAACACCACAGGAACACACACAGGTGCTGTAACAGGTAATGTCACTGGTAACCTGACAGGCAATGTCTCTGGTAACGTCACAACGGCTACAGGAACTTCTACATTCAATAACGTCACGATTGATGGCACATTGGATATGTCCTCTGGGACAGTAGGAACAATCACAGGATTGGCTACACCTGTTAACGCATCTGATGCAGCTACCAAAGGCTATGTAGATACTGCTGACAACTTAAAGTTGAATCTTGCTGGTGGCACTATGTCTGGTGCTATCGCTATGGGTACAAACAAGATTACAGGTCTTGGTACACCAACGGCTGATGCTGATGCAGTAACCAAGTCTTATGTAGATGCTATTGCCCAAGGTATCGATGCCAAAGCCTCTGTGGTTGCTGCTTCTACTGCAAACCTTACGTTATCAGGCGCACAGACCATAGACGGAGTTTCTGTTATTGCAGGTGACCGAGTATTGGTTAAAGACCAATCTACTGCTTCTAATAATGGTATCTACTTATGTGCATCTGGTTCATGGACTAGAACAACAGACGCTGACACCTATGCTGAATTGGTAGCTGCTTACACCTTTGTTGAAGGCGGTACAGTAAACGCTAATAACGGCTTTATCTGTACTATTCCAACAAGCGGTACTTTAGGTAGCACATCAATTACCTTTGCTCAATTCTCTGGTGCAGGTCAGGTTATCGCTGGCGCAGGTCTTACAAAGACAGGTAACACACTAGACGTAGGAACAGCGTCTTCTAGCCGTATTGTTGTCAATTCGGACAACATTGATTTGGCTACAACTGCTGTTACTGCTGGCACATACAAGTCCGTTACGGCTGATGCTTATGGACGTATCACTTCTGGTACGAATCCTACGACTATCTCTGGTTATGGTATTACAGACGCTTACACAAAGACTGAAGTTGATACTTCTCTGAGTGGTAAGTTATCGACTACTGGTGGCACGATGTCGGGTGCTATTGCGATGGGTACGTCTAAGATTACTGGTTTGGGTGACCCTACCAATAACCAAGACGCTGCCACTAAGACTTATGTTGATGGCATCTTAGGTAGTGCAACTTCTGCTGCAACAAGTGCTGCTGCTGCTGCGACTTCTGCCTCTAACGCTTCAACGAGTGCATCCAATGCCTCTACAAGCGCAGGAAACGCATCTACAAGCGCAACAAATGCTGCTGCTAGTGCTACCAGTGCTTCTAACACTTATGATGAGTTTGATGACAGATATTTAGGTTCTAAGAGTTCTGCACCATCTGTAGACAATGATGGTAACGCTTTGCTCACAGGTGCTTTGTACTGGAATACATCCACTAATAACTTATTCGTGTGGACAGGTTCAACATGGACTAACGCTGCTTTCACGGCAGGTGGCTTTGCTACTTTGACAGGCACAGAAACCCTGACAAACAAGACTATCACCTTTGCTGACAATACGCTAACCAATGTTGCAAGTCTTAACACAGCACAGACATTCACGGCTACTAAGACTTTCTCAGGTTCATCATCAGCTACTGCCATTGTTTTAAACGATGCGGCAGAGGTGGCAACAGTATCAGCAACTGCGGCTACAGGCACGATTGCTTACGACATTACCACTCAGTCTGTTTTGTATTACACAAGCAATGCAAGTGCTAACTGGACAGTTAACTTCAGAGGCTCTAGCGGTACTTCATTAGATACTTTGATGAGTACAGGTCAATCAATGACTGTGGCTTTCTTGGTCACTCAAGGTGCTACTGCTTACTACAACTCTGCTGTGCAAGTTGATGGCACTACATCAGGTGTTACGACTAGGTGGTTAGGTGGTGCGCCTACTGCTGGAAATGCAAGTGGCATTGATAGTTATCGTTACCTCATCATCAAAACAGGTAGTGCGACTTTCACAGTCTTGGCAAGCAACACACAATTTAAGGCTTAAACCATGCCATTACAAGCAACTTCTGGTGCTGCTAGTTACGATGCCTTTGGTGGTGGTGTTCCTGCTGTTCCTCAGTACATTGAAGATGTGTTTAGCACTTATCTTTATACAGGCAACGGCCCATCAAGCCAAACAATTACAAACGGGATTGACTTGGCGGGTAAAGGCGGTCTTGTTTGGACTAAGGCAAGAACGCAACCATTTGCACTAAATAACAGTTTGATTGATACAGTTCGTGGAAATAGATTCCAGCTTTATTCTGACTTAACAAATGCTCAAGCTGACCTTGGTGCAACTGTAACCAATCAGGCAATTTCATCATTTAACTCAAATGGCTTTACGCTTGGAGGCGACCAATCTAGCGGTTGCGCTAACTACAGTTCAAGTGCAACCTACGTCTCATGGACATTCCGCAAGCAACCAAAGTTCTTTGATGTTGTGACGTATACAGGGACAGGTTCAAACACAACTATTTCTCATTCACTAGGCTCTGTGCCAGCTTGTATTATGGTGAAGCGCACAGATACAACTGGTGCATGGCAGGTTTACCATCGTTCATTAGCAAATACACAATACTTGGTACTAAACACAACAGCCGCTGTAGCAACAGGTGCAACAAGATGGAATTCAACAACGCCAACAAGCACAGTTTTTAGTCTTGGTACTGATGCAACTGTTAACGCCTCTGGTGGAACATACGTAGCCTACCTATTCGCCCATGACGCAGGAGGCTTTGGCCTAACTGGTACAGACAATGTGATTTCGTGTGGGACGTTTACGGCAGATGATGACGGCAACGCAAACATAAACCTTGGTTATGAGCCTCAGTGGGTCATGATGAAGGTGACAAATATTACTGGCTCATGGTTTATGAATGACAATATGAGAGGAATGCCTGTTGACACAGCTGTTGCAAGACTGTTTGCAAATTTATCGCAAGCAGAAAATACTGCTTCTGGTGGCGCAAGACCAAATTCAACAGGTTTTAATGTAACGGCTCTTGGCCCAAACACATACATCTACATAGCCATTCGTAGAGGCCCAATGAAAGTGCCTACAAGTGGGACTAGTGTGTTTAGTCCTAATGCTTTAAATGCGCCAACAGATGGCACACAAGTTACAACAGGATTTCCAACAGATTTAAGTATGTGGAAAGCCCGTGGTGGTTCTTATAGTGGTCAATTTCAAGACAGATTGCGTGGCTTGCCATCAACAGCGGGTAGTGGAACAGTAACGCTTTACCCAGATTCAACTGCGGCAGAAAGTAGCAATCAAACAGGGTATGAATATTGGAATACAGGCTTTAAAACATATTCTGGTGAAAACAATATTTGGTGGTCATTTAGACGTGCCCCTAGCTTCTTTGATATGGTTTGTTGGACAGCAACAGGCTCTCCTCAAACGATTAGCCATAACCTAGGTGCAATCCCAGAAATGATGATTCGCAAACGCAGGGATTCTTCTACTGGCGGTCAATGGGATGTATATGTCGCCCCTTTAGGTGCATCTAAAAAATTGCAACTTGAATCAACTTCTGCTGAAGATACAAACTTAAATACTTGGACTAATACTACTCCCACATCATCTGTGATGTACATGGGTAATACGGGGTCGGGATGGACTTTTGTAACTTACCTATTTGCCACTTGTGCAGGTGTTTCCAAAGTAGGCTCGTACACAGGAAACGGCTCTAGCCAAACAATTAACTGCGGTTTTACAGGTGGTGCAAGGTTTGTATTGGTCAAGGCTACAAGCACCACAGGAAATTGGATTGTGGCAGACAGCGCACGAGGAATTGTGGCTGGTAATGACCCTGCTTTATACTTAAACAGCACAGCGGCTGAAGTGACAGGATTAGATTGGATTGATGCAGATAATTCAGGTTTTGTTGTAAACGAAACAGCAACTATTGCGGCTAATACCAATGGTGTTTCCTACATTTTTCTTGCGATTGCTTAGACATGAATATCGGAATCTATCAGATTAAAAACCTTTCAACTGGTATGTCCTACATTGGGCGTACCATTGATTGGCCCGCTAGAAAGCGTAGGCACTTATCTGACTTACGTGCTGGTCGCCATATGAATCCCCGTTTACAGCACTCATGGTCATCAAGGACTGAGCAAGACTTTGAATTTAAACTTGTTTGGCCTGAAGTTGTTGAGCGACTTGAAGAACTTGAATCATTTGTGCTTGAAGAATGTTTTGACACGGGTCGCTTATACAACGCACATAAAAACTCTGTTGGTGGGTTTCTTGGTCAGAAACATTCTGAAGAAACTAAACGTAAGTGGGCTGATGCAAGACGTGGAACAACAATGTCTGATATTGCAAAGCAACGTCAAGCAGAAACAAGGGCGACAAGTTTGGCATGGGAGGCGCATATAGCAAATATGCAAGAACCAGAAACTGTAGCAAAGCGTTGCGCTATGGCGGCCAAACCCGAAGTAAGGGCAAAAGCGTTAGCAACAAGAACAGCTAATGGACATTTCCCCAATTGGGAAGAAGCTAGACAAAAGCAAATAGAACTTGCTAAACAAAATCTATTTAAAGCCTTGGATTGGGCTGTTGAAAATAAAGCAACAAGAGACCAAGCCATTACAAAATTTGGTAGTTCTTGGGGTTCTTTAAAGAAGTTTCAACCTGAGTGGGAAGCCATCAATGGCGCACTTAATATACCTAAACGGGCATCTGGAAAACGGATTAAGGAGTAATTCATGCAAATCAGAACACAATCAGGACAAGTCATGTACGAAGCAGAATTTCGTGCATACACAAAAGCCAATGGTGGCCCATCATGGGACATAACAACAACTGAAGTCTTAGAGGCTTTGGGTGCTGATGTAGTCTTTGAAGGCGCACAAGCTACTGGTGGTACTGTTTACCAATACTCTCAAGCCTCTGGTGTTGAGCAAGTAGATGGTAAGTGGTACACCAAATATATCCTTGGCCCTGTCTTCACAGATATTGCCGCCACAGACGAAACCCCTGCTAAAACAGCCCTTGAACAAGAGACTGCTTACAAAGCCACTAAGGATGCTGAACAGGCTAAGAGTGTTCGTGCTTCAAGGGATGAGAAACTAAAAGACTGTGATTGGACACAAGTAGCTGATGCTCCTGTTGACAAAGCAGTATGGGCTACCTATCGTCAAGCCTTGCGTGATGTCACTACGCAGACAGGTTTTCCTTGGACTATTACTTGGCCTGATGCACCATGACAGATGTAAGCCATGAGCAAATCTATGAGCGTCTACTAGCTGTTGAAGCAAAGGTAGATGAGATAGATAAGAACACTAAAGACTTGGTAGACGCTATTGACGCTGCCAAGGGTGCTGTAAAGGTTCTTAACTGGATAGCATCTATTGCTCAACCAGTTTTGTGGATTGGTGGTTTAGTCATTGCTGCTGGTGCTATCTGGCAGACTTGGATTAAAAAATGAGAGATTGGGCTATGGCTTTTACTACCGCAGTCCTTTTTTGTATTACTGTTGTTTGGTGTGCCTACATTATTTTGTGGGCATGGTACTAGCGTTTTTATTGGCTGTAACTATTGAGTACAGGTGTGTCAAGTGGGTTTGGGTTGGCGATGTGTACAACCGAAAAGTCTACTGTATTGAATGGAAAAAGGTAGATAAAAAATGATTCCCATAGACCCGATGACCGCACTAGCTGGCATACAGTCAGCAATCAGCATGGTCAAGAAGGCAGCTAATGTTGCCAATGACCTAGGCTCACTTGCGCCCATGATTGGTAAGCTATTTGACGCTAAGTCTGTAGCTACCAAAGCAATGCTTCAAGCCAAGCAGTCTGGAAAAGGCTCGAACATGGGTACGGCTTTGCAGATTGAGATGGCACTAGAGCAAGCCAGAGCGTTTGAAGAAGAACTCAAGATGCTCTTTATGCAGACAGGCAAGATTGATGTCTGGAACAAGATTAAGGCTCGTCAAGCAGAGATGGACTTGGCAGATGCTAAAGAGATAAGTGCATTGAAGAAAGCCGAGAAAGAAGCCAAACAGAAAGAGCAAGAACAACTAGAGATTGGTTTGGCAATAGGTGGAATCTTTTTTGTATTGTTTCTAGTCTTTGTTGGTGTAAATGAGTTGATGGAATTCTGTGCAACTACTCGTAGATGTGGCAGATGAATGAATACCAGAAGACCTTTGACTTATGCTTAAAAATATTTGTCTATGGACTTGTGGCTTTGTATTTTTTAGGCTTTCTAAAGTTTCTTCCTGACGATTTGTCGGACAGAATTGTTAATCTCCTACTTAATCGTATTGGACTTGGTAAATGAAATATGTTCTGATTTTTATAGCACTTATGCTATCTGGATGCGAAGACAGGTACAGATACAAGTGCCAAAATCCTGACCACTTCCATGCAGAGGAATGTCAGAAGCCTAAGTGTTTGTTTACTCAACAATGTCCAGAATATCTGGTTGCCCCAATATTGGAGAAAAAAGTCAATGATATCCAGCCAGAAGCCAAACCTAACAACTGAAGAATTTGAAGTTCGTGTGTGGGGTTTTGTGGTCATTGTCGTGACCTGTATCCTGTGCTTTATTGTGATTGCTTTGCTCTACTCTGTCACCTTTGTGACTCAGCCAATTAAGAGCATGGCCCCGATTGACCAAGCCTATACCAAGATGCTGAACGACATTGTTCTGCTAATTGTTGGCGGTATTGGTGGTGTTATGACTAAGAGGGCTGCTGGCGCAGTCTCCAGAGCGTTTAATCCTCCGACACAGCCAATGTGTCAGCCAATGGGCTATGGAGGCTATCAGGGTGGTTTTAACTCGTCCTATCCGCAATCTGCGTATGGTTTACCTAGTCAACCATTCGGTGCAATGCCAGTTTGGAAGAATCCAGAACTAGATGAATCATGGACTCCTCCTCCTCCTCCGACTACTCCTCCAGATTTGCTAGAGGATGATGACGAGCGAGAACAATTAGCACAAGCTAGAAAAGAGGCTGACTAATGTTACCTATTCCTTTACCTTGGTTAATCGTTGGTGTTTTGGTATCTCTCTTTGGTACATACCGAGTAGGACACCACTATGGATGGCTAGAGCGTGATGGCGACATGAAGATAGCCATTGCCAAAAAGAATGATGAGGCTCGTCAGATAGAGCAAAACATGAGCGAGAAACTTAACCAACAATCTGTGAAATTACAGGAGGCTACCAATGCTATCAATCAAAAGACTACTGCCCTTGCTGTCGCTAATCGTGCTGGCAAGCTGCGCCTCTGCCCCTCCAGTAACGTACAAACCGCCTCAAGTACCGCCTCTACCAGCGCAGATACAAAAGCAACCAGTCAACCTGACAGACCGACTGACACAGCTTCTGATGCCGAAAGAGCAACCATTGACGCAATCGCAGAAATAGTTGCCCAAGGTGATAGGAATACTGCTGCACTCAATGCTTGTGTGGACTCGTATCAACAGATGAGAGATTTGATAAATGGTAACAAGTGAACACCTAAAAAAGATGCACATTGACCCTGTGTGGGTTGACGCACTTAACGAGACTTTCCAGCGTTTCGATATATCTACACCTGTCAGACAAGCATCGTTTATTGGGCAATGTGGACATGAGTGCGCTAACTTTAAGGTCTTGGAAGAAAACCTAAACTATCGTGCTGAAACCCTAATGAAGTTGTGGAAGTCTAGATTTCCAACAGTTGAGATAGCTAACGAGTACGCTAGGAATCCCAAGAAGATTGCTAACAAAGTCTATTCTTCTCGTATGGGAAACAGGGATGAAGCGTCTGGGGATGGGTATCGTTTCAGAGGCAGAGGGTGTATCCAATTGACAGGCCATGCAAACTATTTTCATGCAGGTCAGGCTTGTGGTGAGGACTTTGTAATGCAACCAGACCTAGTGGCTACCCCTAAGTATGCTGCTATGACTGCTGGCTGGTTCTGGAACACCCACAAGATAAATCAGTTTGCTGATAGACAAGATTTCACACTAATGACAAAAAAGATTAACGGAGGCACGATAGGATTGGATGACCGAATTAAGCATATCAATCATGCCTTGGACATATTAAATGGCTAACATACCAACCCAACAAGATGCAGAACTTTTTGCACAAAGCGTCAAAAAATGGCAACAGGTGCTAAGTCTTGGGGATTGGAGAATTGAAAAGGGCATGAAGCCAGCCAAGCAAGCTATGGCTTCTGTGGAGTTTAATCAGACAGCTAGATTAGCTACCTACCGACTTGGCGACTTTGGTGCTGAAAAGATAACACCTGAGAGCCTAGATAAAACTGCACTTCACGAGTTACTTCATGTTTTCTTACATGACTTAATGTGTGTAGCCACAGACCCTAAATCCTCTGATGAGGAAATAGAGATGCAAGAGCATAGAGTTATCAATCTGCTAGAAAACTTACTCTCTAAGGATTCCAATGGGCGCACATAATGAAACCTGTACCGACATGGAGTTTATCCAGCTATGGGGACAACTTCAGTCTGCACAAAGAATGGCTGAACACCTTGGTATAAATAACAGGGCAGTCCATTTACGCAGAAGGTGGATTGAAAAAGAATACAACATGACCCTCAATGCGAAAGACCATAGAGGTGATTTGTATAACAAAAACAGACCCAAGTCTTTCTCTCCTTTAAAGCAAGTAGAACTTGGCATACTGGACGGAACAGTTATTGTGTTCTCAGATGCCCACTTTATTCCTAGTCAGCGTACAACAGCGTTTAAAGGGCTTCTATGGGCTATCCAAGAGTTCAAGCCCAAAGCTATCATCTGTAACGGAGATGCGTTTGATGGTGCGTCTATATCAAGGCATGACGTAACTGAACAACCAGCGACTACTGTTATCCAAGAACTTAAAGCCTGTCAGGGCGCATTGGGCGAGATTGAGGAAGTCGCTAAAGCAGCAAGGCACAATGTAAAGCTACTGTGGACATGGGGCAATCACGATGTTAGGTTTGGCAACAGATTAGCCCAACATGCACCACAATTTAAAGAAGTATTGGGATTTAAGCTAACAGACCACTTCCTAGATTGGGAGTTTTGTTGGGCAGTATGGCCTACCGAAGATGTGATTGTTAAGCACCGATACAAAGGTGGTGTTCATGCTACTCACAACAATACAGTTAACGCTGGTGTGTCAATCGTTACTGGACACTTGCATAGCCTAAAGGTCACGCCATTTGCTGACTATAACGGCAATCGTTTTGGTGTAGATACAGGCACTTTGGCTGAGACTGATGGCCCACAATTTACTTATGCTGAAATAAACCCAAGCAACCACAGGTCAGGGTTTGCGGTGCTGAACTTCTTTAATGGAACACTACTTTGGCCTGAGTTAGTTCACAAGTTTAATGAAGACCAGATTGAGTTTCGTGGTGAAGTAATTGATGTAGGTGCATTTTGAGTGCTTGGTTAATTATCTTAACTGGTGGCATCTACGCCTACATTGCTGCTGAACAACTCTACAGAGGAAACCCAAGCATGGCTGTGGTGTATGCAGGGTACGCCTTTTCAAACGTGGGTCTGTACTTGTTGGCTAAGTAACATCCTTTTGGAAGACTCCATTTGGTAAAAGAATTCCCTTGCGATTCTTAATCTGGTCATAGGCAACTTCCATGCAATCTACTAGCTGAATATCTTGTAAAGCGCAGTAGTTAATAAGGCAGACCATGACATCACCAACAGCGTCAATAACAGCTTCTTTGTCATGTTTAATCGTGGCATCTGCTAGTTCTCCCATCTCTGACATTGCTTTTAGAAGCTGAACTTCTGGTGTGCTGTTAGGAATAATTTTCCTAGCTTCTGACCATTGAATTATCAACATTTCTATTCGTGCGTATGATGACATTTTAGTTCCCTTTAAAAATTGAGTGTGATTGATAATTTTTAGATGCTTTAATGTATGCAAGATAAGCATCTTCTGGAGTTTTGTAATATCCAAGATGTAAAACTTTTCTTTTTACTGTTATTGCTGCTTGCCATCTTTTATCTCTTTTATGCCAAGTAACACCTTTAAACCCAGACGTATTCTTAGAATTTTTTAATCTGTTTTGAGCATTTTGCTCATAAGTTGCAAGTCTTAAATTTGCAATCCTATTGTCTGCCTTGTCTCTATTTATGTGGTCAATGTTTCCTTGTGCAAATTCACCATGAGCAAAAAGCCATGCAACTCTATGACCAAGTGCTTTTTTCCCACTAACTGACAAAGCAATATATCCACTATTCATTTTTGACCCTGCAATATGACCTGCTTTAACTCCTCTAGTTCCGTCATGCTTCCAAGTAAAAATTCCAGTTTCTTGGTCATAGTTTAATTTTCTAAAGCACTCATCTTTAAAGTTCATAGCATCCCCTAATTTAGATGGTTAATTATACCATTTAAACAATGGGTGTCTATCCTTTCGAGTTTGCAAATTCGTACCACATGATGTAAAAGTCTTTGAGAAAATCAAGACCCTCTCCTATCCTTACACACCTACCTAGAACAACTTGGAACACATCTCCAACTTCAGTTTGTTCGTTGTCTGTGTGACCGATAATGACTAACACAGTAAATTTAGGCACTTGAGCAAAAGCCTTGAGTAGCAATTGCTGACCAGTAGCCATGTTCTCATTAGGTTTCTTCCACTCTCCGATTAGGAAGTGTCCCTTTCTCTCGCAAATCATGTCTATGTTGCTAGGCAAGAAATGCGTATTTTCGGGAATCAACCCTCGGAAATCACGGAAGTCAGTATGGGTTGCATACTGATTTTTCATAGTATGGGTGATGGTACTCATTGCTCGTCTGCAAGCCAAAAGACTCTTTGCACAACTTTCCCATCGTAATCAGAACGGCACGTCTGAATCGTCAAACGATGCTTTCTTGGGCTTATTTAAAGAAGCGTCAGCGTTCTTATTCTTGATAGACAGGGACATAAACTTAGCCCCATCCTTGCTGACCTTTAGCCAAGCAGATAGCCAATATTCTACGCCATCTACATTTAAGCTGCCTTTGTAATCAGGAAACTTAGCATCGTCTTTGCGGTCATTCTTAAAGAGTGAGCCTCGGTTTGTATTATCGTATTCCATATTTATCCTTTAGCGTTCTTTAACGCACTTCTTACTTTACTAGGAAGCAAAGTCCATAGAGCAACTTTCTGTTCGCTGTCTAAGTTCTCTGCTTCCAACTTCACCCAAGCACTCTTAGGTTCTTCTTTCTCACAGAGAGCAATTAACTCCATTGCTAACTCTCTGAGATAATTCTGTTCATCCTCTGGGATGCTTTCCATTGCGCCCTGAGTAGGCGTGATGATTATCTTTTCTGGCTGTGCATCTTCATCTGGCAAATCCTGACCAGCGTAGATGTATAACCCGAGTCCATGCAAGCCAAGTGCTTTGGTCATGCAGCGCATGATGGCTGTGTTAACCGCAAACGCATCACACTCAACCCGATACTCTTTGCCATACTTAGAGACTGCTGTATAGCCCTTTAGAGGGATTGCTTTGTTGCCTGAGTCCATAACTGGCAACTGGCAGGTCATAGGCTTGTCAAACATTGTGACTGTCACCCAGACCATTGCTGTGCCATTAATTTCCATGTAGCACTTACCATCAAACATCTCTACCTTGAAAGTAGCTTTAGGGTCTGCTTTAAGAGCCTCTGCCCATGCCCATGCCCATGACAGGTAGGTTAGGTTGGCTTTCTTTTCTGTGTGTTCATTGACGTTAGTCTTGAGTAGTGATTCGATTGACATCTTAATTTCCTTTACTTAAATATTCTTCAATCATTGCTTCTTTGTCATCATCGTATAAATCCTCGAAAGGTACGAAGTGGTTTTCTCCACAGCATGAGCCAGTTGTTTTAGGCTCTGTGCAGTAGCAACAGTAGTCACCATGCGATAAATCCTTGATTGCGTCTTGTCTTGTAATCATTGGATTCTTTCAACATTCTTTGCCAACAACCATTTGTCTCCTAACTTCAAGACTGACCTAATCCACTTGCGTTGGTTGTACTGGTTAACTTCTTGTGGAACTTCTTTGTTGTTATAAAGTTCTCTTGCTTTGCGTCTTAATTGTTCTGTGTTCATCTCATCCCCTCCAAGCCAGTAGTACACCGATACCGCCAAAGATAACGATGGCTAACACACATTCAACTAGCGTCTGAATAATCTTGCTTTTCATTTTGATTCCCTTAAAAATACCCACTTACGTTTTGTTGTGGGCTGACGTGAGTATAACGCAAATCAACGGAATGTTTAAATTATTTTCACAAAGTGTTGAAAATTTAACAAATCGTTGTTATGATGCAACCATGAACACACTAACCGATAAAGAACTAATTACCTTGCTTGGTGGGCCAACAGTCCTATCTAAGAAGCTAGGTTTCTCCTCTGCACAGAGGGTACATAACTGGGTATATAGGGGGATACCTGCATCAATTAAATTAGCTTATCCAAAACTTTTCTTAAACAAAAGGATTAAGAAATGAGCAAATTGTGCGCTGATTGCAATCAGGAAATTACTGGCAGAGAATCAAGTGCTAAATTTTGTTGGTCATGTTGTGATTTAAGGCCAATAAAAAATGGACAAGTACAAGCTGCCAAGGAAGTTGCTAAGGCTGTAAGAAATGGTATTCTTGCACCTGTAGCCACACTAACTTGTGTAGATTGTGGGAAACCTGCTCAATGCTATGAACACAGAGACTACAACAAACCACTAGAAGTTGAGCCAACTTGCAAGGGTTGCAATATCCGCAGAGGCCCAGCTATTTACTTAAACAAAGAGACAACATGACACAAGAAGCAGTTATCAGAGCGTTACAAAACGGCCCACTAACATCCTACCAACTAGAGGATTTAACAGGCATACCAAGACTATCTATTGCAGCTTGTTGCACCAAGATGAGTTACAAGAAGAAATTAAAAATTGGGAAAATTAAGTTAGGACGTTCTTGGGTTTCTCAGTACACCCTAGAGCCACACATGATTGAGGCTCAAAAAGCTGCCAATGATGAGCCTTACGACAAGCTAAATCCTTTTGACATTCGCAATGCCAAGGGTATCTTTAGCAAAGCTGAATATGCGGTTATGAACGCCCAAGCTACAAGATTGTTTGGTAAATCGTTTTCAGAAGATATTACAAATAACCAGTTTATTTGATACAATGTTTTGAAACAACGGCTAGGTTTGGGGTTGCTCCCAGACCGAAAAGAGTTCCTCCCTCTCCTGCCGACTGTTTCTTTAGGGAGTGGTTTAAAAGGCGAGATATATGCACTACTACAAGAGAAATCTTGGCGACTATGCCAAGAAAGCTGGACGTTTGACAATGCTTCAACACGGAGCGTACACGCTTCTTATTGATTCGTGCTATGACCGAGAAGTGTTCCCAACATTAGAACAAGCACTTGAATGGACTTGGGCTTCAACAGAGGCTGAAGTTGAGGCCGTCAAGTTTGTTTTAAGCAGGTTCTTTGAGTTGGACAAAGAGGGCTGTTATGTGCAAGACAGGATACTTCAAGAGTTGCTGCACTACCATAAAAATGCTGACACTAACAAACGAATTGCTGATGAAAGAGAAGCAAAGCGTAGAGAGAACAGCACGAAGCGTGTACAAGTCGTTAACGAAGCTACACCTAACCATAAACCACTAACCATTAACCAAGAACCAATAGAGAAGAAGACACTCGGCAAACGCCTCGCTTCTGATTTTAGTTTTCCAAAAGAATGGGAAGACTTCTGTCAACAAACAAGACCAGAACTTAGCCCTGTTAAAACCTTTGACCAGTTTAAGGATTACTGGATAGCCCAAGCAGGTCAGAAGGGTGTGAAGTTGGATTGGTTTGCTACTTGGCGTAATTGGGTGAGAAGCACAAACGCACCTAAACAAAACCCTGCTGACATTGTGAGGCTCACAGTTCCGAGCAAAAATGAGCCTGACCCTGCATTACTTAAAATTAAAGCAGACGCTTTGAAAGCTGCGCCCATTCCGCTAGAAGTCTTGGCAAAGATGGCTGAGTTGCGGAGAAAAGCATGAAATTCCTTAAACGAATTGTTATTGATGACAACGGATGTTGGTTGTATCAAGGTTATTTAAAACCAAATGTATCAGGCTTAAAGTATGGATGGGTTAGCTTTAGAAACAAATCTATGAACGCACATCGTGCATCTTGGATTATTCACAATGGTGAAATACCAAAAGATTTACTTGTTTGCCATAAATGCGATGTTCCTAATTGCATCAACCCAGAACATCTATTTCTTGGAACAGCATACGACAATACACGTGACATGATTAACAAAAAGCGTCAAGCACCATCAATAAATAAAGGTGGCGAAACAAATCCATGCTCAAAATTAAAAGTAAAGCAAGTCATTGAAATTAGAGAAATGATTTCTAAAAATATTACGCAAACAAAAATTGCAAAACTATTTAATGTCCATGTTGGAACAATAAATGCAATACATAAAAAAAGAACTTGGGCTTTTGTTAAAGAAAATGATGTTGCATGAACTTTGAATGGCCTATAAATGACAAACGAAGAATTGGAACACTTCAGAAACTGCGAAGCCCAAGAGTGGATACGCAGATTCAATCAAAAGAAAT